TTGAAGGTAACGCTGCGATAGAATTTGAGGATACCCCTGTGGTATCGGATGATGTTAAATCATATGTTGCCATAGTCTATCCTCCCTTACGCTACGTTGTATTTAGCAGTTACAATAGATTCTGGTCTAAGAATCTTTCTGCCATACAAATGCATACCACGAACAATATCAGCGAAACTGTCAGGGTCTCTGTAAGTTTCTGTCTTATTGATTTGTTCAGCAGTTGCTACTGATGAAGTATGTCCTGCAACAATAACACCAAAGTTAGAATTTTGGTTCGCAGAACCTGAAGTTCCCGGACCTGTTCCAACTGCAGGTAAGTTGTTTGACATATATACATCAAATCCGTGGATTTTGCCGATTGATAAACCTGCTCTTAGTCCACCTGATTCACCAAAGTCTCCATTGAGAAGTCTTGAATCTTCATCTTTGAGAACTTCAACGAATGTTGGATGTAGAACTAGCCATCTTCCGTCAGCATCTACGAATTGTGTATCAAGCAATCTACCCATTCTAGCAATAACCTGTAAAGGTGTAGCTGTAGCAGTTGCTTGGGCTGTTGCACCACCTAATCTAGGAGCAAGAGGAATCGAGTGATCTCCTGCACTAGAAGTTGTGATGTTACTGAAACTATCTTTTCTTAGTTTCATTGAGGTCAACAATTCATCAGAACCTGCTGTTGAGACTGCTTTTGTGCCATTTACGACATCGTTAGCAGTTCCTGCAACGGAATTGATTGAGGATTGTTTGAACCCTGATAGATAACCTAAAACCTCTTGGTCATAGTTATCTTTAAGTCTGTACCCTGCTCTGTCACTTGCGAGTTGAGAGAAGTTTACATGACTATGTGCTTCTTCTATGTCATCAATCTTAAATGCAAAATAGTTTGCTTGATCAACAACTAAGCTGAAGTCTTCGTCATCAAGGTCTTGTGGTTGAATCATTGTACCACGAGCATATTCCTTGACTGTGATTTCTGGCTCTTTAATAATCTTAACGGTATCACCCATCGCAGAGATTTCACCAAAGTAATCAGAATTAGTTATACTTTCTACAATAGAACTTTTTCTGAATGCTAGTTGAACCTGCTTCGAATATATTACAGGTGAGAAGTTACCATTAGGAAGATTACCATATCCAGCAGCTTGTTTAAACGCCATAGTATTTCTCCTTAATTATACTACAAACAAATGCAAAATATGTAGTTTATTTGAGGTCTATTGTTCAAAGGTGCAACATTATTTGTACGAATAAGTTGGGCTCTTACTTGACAGAGTAGGTCTAATAGTCTTTATATTTGCGATAATATAGTGCAATTAAGCTATTAACTGCACTTATATACTATAGTTATACATATAAATTGTTGTTTGTCAACTATTTTATCTTGCAGAACCTGATAAATCATAGATAAATTTACCACTTCTAATTGCTTCCATAATCTTATCTGCGTTCTTTTCATATTGTTTAGCAGACATTTTTTCTACTTGTGACTCTCTTAGAAAAGATTTAGATTCGTCTACTTCAGGTTCTAGTGCATTATTTTTAGTTTTAACAATTTTTGCAGCACTGTCTTTTATACCACTTGGTTGTTTTGTGATATTTTTATCTGCTTTGTATAAATCAATTGCTCTAGCAGCAGATCGTGCATCATTATCATTATCGTATAATGCATCTTGTACCCATTTAGGTTGTTCATCTGCCCACTCGTGAAATTCATCACTATCTCTTATTTCTCCAAAATCAGGATGTAGTCTCATTAATTCAGCTTCTGCTTTTTCTTTTGTTGCATTAAGCTGTAATTCATTAATGCTTTTAACTTTATCTTCTAATTGTTTTGAAGTTTCTTTTGCTTTTTTAATTGCTATTGTCTCAACTATTGCAGCAACATCAGGATATTCTTTTGCCCAAGTTTCTAATTCTTCTTCTGTCTTAGGTAATTTAATTTCTTTCTTTGTTGCTTCAGATAATTGTTTTGTTAGTTCCTCTACTTTAACTTGAAACTCTTTTTCTTTTTGTTGAGAATGTCTTCTTAAATCGCCATACCTTTTTTTAAATGTTTTTTCTTCAGCGTTAGTAGGCTCTTCTTCTTTCTCTTCTTCTTTTGGTTCAGGTTCTTTTTCCTGTTCCATCATTTTTTTTAGTTCTTCTTCATCCTTCTTTATTCTTTCTTCTACGTTAGAAGGTTTACTCATAAATGCAACTTTTTTAGGTGTTGCTTCCTGTACTATAGCTTCAGCCATATTTTTCTCCTTAGGGGTTATCGTAGCCAATTAGTTGGGGGATAAGTAGCCATCAATGCAGGTTATTTTTTAGAAGCTAACCCACCACGCTTCATAACTTTTTTCTTCTTAGGTTTTTTAGATGCTATACCACCTTCTTTAAAACCTCCAAATCTACCACCACCTTTATAAGGTGTTTGTTTTTGCATTTTTTCTCTAGCTGTTTCTTGTCTAGCTTTTGCTTGATTTTTTTCTCTTTCATCTTTTCTATCTTCTATAGCTTTTTGTGTAGCTTTTTTTATAGCTTCTTCTTGAATTTTTTGTGTTTGTTTAATTTGAGAAGGGTCTTGAATAGATTGACCCATTTTATTTTTAAACTCTTCAATAGCTTCACCAACCTCACCTGTTTTATCAGGTTTATTTACAAATTTAAGATCAGGAATTTGTATAGGTCTATCTGATAATGATGGAGGTCCTGCATCAATAGGTTTATCACTTGCACTATCTAATTCATTTTGTACTTGATCTGCAGGTGGTAATCCTCCTGAAATATTACTAGTTTCTGTTGTTGTGCTAGGTGATGCTACTTTAAGATTAGTAGTATTTCCTAATGCATCAAAACCTACACCTACATCGTCTACAAAACCTTGTTCATCAAATTGTTCTGCACTAATTATTTCATTTCTTACTTCTATAGCAGCTTCGTTTAAACCAAAAGGTATAAACTTTTGTTGATTTCTACTTTGATTAGCTAACTTAATATCAGGAAATAAAAATGCAGGAACAGTTTTACCCATTATTTTGTAATTACCATCTTTAATAAATTGAACAGCATCTTTTGGATCACTTAATCCTTCTTGTTCCATAACTGTTTTAATAGCATTTTTATAACTTTCTTGTATTTGATTTTCTCTTTGTTGCATATTTTTAAAAGAAGTTGCATCACCTTCTCTATCTTCTTTTTGTGTAACTTGTGCTGTATCTACCTTTACATCTGTAGGGTCTTCTTCTACCTTTGTTGGGTCTTCATATGTAAAACCTTTATCTGTTAGTTCTTTTAATTTTTGTGTATATGCAGGTAACGGTTCTCCACCTTTGAATGCTATATATTCTATTTCGCCATTAGGTCCTACATACTTACGTAATTCATCATAACCATAAGATACATCACCACCAAACAAATCTTCAAATGATGCAACAGGCTGTTGCTCAGTAGTTTGTGTAGGTGCATCATAAAATGTAGCCTGTTCGTCTGCCATAGGTTGATTTGCAGGTTGTTGTGCACTTTCTACAATTGGTGTACGTTGAAACTTAGATGGCTGTGTAAACACACCATTAGCAGCCATTACACCACCCTGTGCCATCTCCTGTGGATCATCTTCCATATCTAAGTCATCTATAGTAAAAGGCAAATCATCAGGTATTGTAGCTTCTTCTGAATTACCCATCTGACCCATCTCTTCCATACGTTTAAGACCTGCTTTGGCTTCCTGTCTCATCATCATAAGTTTTTCTAAACCTATAAACCTAACTACGTCTGCAGGAAAGACAAACTCGCCTTCACTTAATTGTGCAGGTATATCGTCTCTAACTTCTTCTTGTGAAGAACCTACAGGAACATCATTGCCTGATACAGGATCAACTGTTCCACCGTCTTGTTCTAATCCACCTTCTTGAAATAGGCTCATTTGTTGTTGCATCATATCATACCACCTTTGTATTTATCTAATCTAGGATCACCTTTTGTTTTTGTCTCACTAAATTTATATTTAACTTGATCTGGTTCTAATAGCATGTAGCTATCTGCATTCATATCTAATTGATCTTGTTCTCCTGTATTTTTATAAATAAATGAATCA